CTTGATGTTTCCGCCCGCATTAATCGCGCCCCCCACCCCCAGCCCGCCACTCGTCCCGTTGCCCACCACCAGCGCGCCGGTGGAGGTAGAGGTGGAGGCGGTGGTGCCGAAGACCTTCAGCCCACCGCTGCCGGAAATGTCGGTAGTTCCGCCGATCAGTAAGTTCCCGCTGGTCGTCGTAAAGCGTCCGACTTCACCTAATCCGCCAATAAAAAAAACGATATTTGAGCCTTGAAGAGTCAGCAGCTTCGGCCCGGTCAACGCAGTATTCCCAGAGATGATGGAAGATCCGTTTGCATCACCACTAATTTGTAGAGCCGTTGTAGCTTGCGTATTGAGTTTAACGAAGCCGGTTCCTGCTGGCGTAAACGTAAAGCCGCCATTCGTACCTTGACCAAGCAGCAATGAAGCGCCCGCTGATCCGCCTCTCAGCGTCAGGTCGGTCGTGGTCGGTCCCGTAACTGCCCCGCTCACCGTCAGCGTCCCGCCCACCGTGGCGTTGCCGGTAAGCGCAGTCGCGGTTGATGTAATTGTAGCGCGGGTCGCGCCTCCGGTCTGAAGGACTAAACTGGCAGAACCTGCCGAATCCAAAACCGTATTGCTATCATTACCGTAGAACGTCCCGTAGGAAACGCCCGACTTCTGAATAGTAAAGCCGCCTCCGGTTGTGCCATTGGCGTAGAACTGAGGATATGCACCACCGCTGACGGTGATTGAACCACCTGATGCGGTGAGCGTGCCCGTCGCGCTCAACGTCGTAAACGCGCCCGTGCTCGGGTTGCTTGCGCCTATCGCCGTATTGGTGATGCCAACCGACGAGTAATCAGTCGAGACACCGACTACGGCACCGGTGCGGCCAAAGACGCTATTAACGGCATCCGTATTATCTACCTTTTGCCACGCCGTGCCATTAAAAATGGCCCAGTCCCCAACCGTCCAAGTCGTGACTCCATCCAGATTAGTACTCCCACTGGTGGAAACAACGTAGTAATAGCCCTTAGTGCCAATGCCCGATACCAACGTAGGACTATTAGCAGACGCATCCCAAGTGCCTTGATAGCTAACCTGCCCCTCAAGGGCGAGATTGGGAGGGTTATGGATGAGAAGCGTCTTAAAGATGTCCATCTTAGAGGAAGTTCAGCTCTTGAATCTCAGCAGTCACATCAGCGGCATTTGCACGGATAGCCTTAGCTCGGCTAGCCATCTGCGCGGTCCAATAAGCAGTACCGCCATCCGTATAAAGGAAGCCCTTAGTAGCGGTAGGCGAAGACCCGTCAAAGGTAACGCGAGCATTACCGCCATTGAACTGCACCACAACGTGAGTGGTGTAAGTGCTAAGGGTCCAGTTGATAACGCTCACAGCAGACGAACTAATCGTGCGCTGCGTATGGGCCGTAGCGTCTTGCGGAACCGCCTGTGAAGGCGTGTTTACAATTTTAGCGTTAGCCATTTTAGTAGGTGAATTGAGCGATCCGAACGTGCGCCGTTTGTCCGCCAACCGCAATCATCTTAGCCACTCGGGCGGACTCCTTAGACCAGTAATTCGTGTAGTAGGATTTAATGTAAATGCCATTGGTAGACGACGGAGTGCTGCCGTCAAACGTCACGTACATATCGCCATGCTGTACCGACACCAAAACACACGAAGTCTTGGGATCAAATGACGTGGCAAACTGGACAGCGGCAGATGACGTAACGTCAAGAGCCTCGCCAAGACCAGACTCATTAGGAACAGGATAGAGATTAACAACGTAACTATTCATTAGGATCGGCGATATGAACGACTGACGTGAGTTGAGATGCGCTGAGCAATAACGCCAGCAACACGAGAGTTGTTGACCTCAGACATCGCGTTTTCGAGAAAAGCATTAGCATTGGCATCTTCCGCTGCCGCAATATCATTCTTACCATCCGCTCGTAGCCAATCGGCATACGCACCATGCGCGATGTAGTCGAACCATTCATCGGGAATGTCCGTAGAGATATTCGTATACGGCCCATTCCACGGCTTGCGATAGGTGACGTAGGCCGTAGGCGGAGTACTCGCCGGATCGCAAATCACATGCGCCCCGGCACTAGTCACGTAGTACTCCACCTCAATCGAACTAGTCTGATAGAACGGCTGATACGACTTGTGGATGCGAAGGAACTGATCAATCTCCGACAAACCAGCCTGCGTAAATGGAATAATGTTGCTGTTCCAAGTAGCCGTGCCGGTTCCGGTAGCCGCCCCAGTAGCCACAAACTGAACACCAACGGTATTAGTAGACGCGCCTACCAACGTCCAGTTCGTAGTGCCAACCGTAAGGATAGTGTAGGTGTAGCCAGCAACAATAGCAGTGGCTGCCACAGTAGTGCTGGAGTAGTTCCGCAACTCACCTGCAACTAGAAAGCGCGGCCAAAACGCAGAGGCATCAAACGCCATCTTGCCACGGCGATTAATGTATTCCGTGATCTGCGTCTGAGCGTTAGCGTCTGGACTGGGAATCCCAGCCAGCGCCTTCATCCGATTATAAACCTGCGTGTAGGTGACTAAGCCCATTAGAGTTTATTAGGGGCCAGATGCGGGAACCGCTTCTGGTAGTCTTTGATGAATCCCTTGTCGTGCATGGCCTGATGGCCGTACTTTCGGCGCATATTGAACCACTCCCAAGCAGGCGTCACCGCCACACAACGAAGGTTCTTAAACGCAAAAGGCTGAGCTTCCTTTACCTTCTGCGCGTGCTCCGCGCAAAGCTTCTCCCGCTCATTTTCCCAAGACTGTTTAAGCATGATGCCGGTCTTGAGTTCGCGCATCAAAGCACGATCAATCTCGCCGTCAGAGTACTTAGGGAAGTTGGTGATCAACTGCATAAAAAAGCCCGTGCGGCATTGTACCACACGGGCTCTGTGAGACTAGCCTAAACCCTTAGACGAGCGCCGTGATCTTACCGTGAGCCAGCGGGCTCATGACCTGCAAGGTCAGGGCCGCGTCCACGAAGCCACGATCACCACCACCGTTGTTGGGGGTACGGGTGCTGCCGAGCGGCATCAGTTCCGCAACGCCAATGTAGTTGGGGTTGATGATGTAGCCACGGTTAGCATCCGGCAAGCAGACCGGGTTGCCGTTGACCACCGAGATCAGACCGAAGTCCGAGTCATAGGTGTTGACGGCCAGCGTGATCTGCTTGTCCAACTGGTTCGCATTCACATGGAACACGTTCTCGTTGGTGTTACCGTCCGAGCGGGCAAAGCCGCTGACGACGCGCCGCAGAGCCGTGCCAGCAACCAGCGTCAGGGAGTCCACCGTACCCGTCTGGGTAAAGATGGAGGCGACGAGGCCGTTGAACACGTTTTCATTGAGGGTCGTGCCAGCGCCGTTGATCGACGCAGCCGGGGTGCGGAAGCCAGCCGGGACATCCGCAGGGCCAGCCGAGTCCAGCCAGTCACCGAGACCGCGCAGGCGGTAACGGACGCTGGCGCCGTCTTCGACGGTCTTGTCGTTGTCGGAGCAGATGGAAAGCTCCATGTCCCGCTTGATTTCGCGGACGGACTTGGCCTCGGCCTCGGCCAGACGAGCCGGACCAACCGACTCGACAGCCTGCTGAAGCTGGCTGACCATGAAGTCACGCCGGAACAACTGGACGTTGTTCGACAGACGCGCACGGCCAGAGAACTTGTCCGTGTAGGAGGTGATGTCCGCGCCTTCCTGAATGCCCACAGAGGTGGGGGAGGCAAGGATATCGACCATCCATTCGTTGATCGTCGCGGTGGCCTTGCTCTTGGTAGCGAGCGAAAGCACCGGCGTCTCCTCGGGGGCGAGGATGGTCAGGACATCCGTGAGGTCTTCACGATTGCCAGTACCGGAACCGGGATTGGTGGTCTGATAGGTGTTAGAGAACGGCATGTTAGTAGCTGATTAGGAATATTTAAGAGCGCGAAGGGTTTTGAAGTCCCGATAACTACCGCTTTGGGCAAAGCGGGAGGAAAGGTCTGCCACAGCCTTCGATTGACGAGCCTCAGGCTTATTGGAGTCCGAACTTTGGCTAACTACGGGTGAAGGAGGGGACAGGCGGGAGGCCGGTTTGGTCTCTACCGCTTTGCGTGCGTAGATACTGTTGGCTGCGTGTGCCAACAGGTAGGGCAGTTGCGATGCGAGGTCAGGAAGCGAACGCTCCACAGACTTGAACTTTGGATCGTTCATCATCACCTCGTACTGCTTACGCACATCATTGTCTTCTCCGCTGAGCCAAGGTAGCTCTGTCTTAGCTTTTTCGCCAAGGAGTTGCTTCATGTCGGCGCGGTTCTTAGCCAGTTGGATTTCCTTCCCCTGAGCGGGAATGTACACATCCCTAGCTTTCCGCGCACGCTTAGCAATCTCCCGAAGCTCACGCTTGGTGTATTCCCTGCCTCCGTCCGTCGTCACAACGTCGTCGGCAGCGAGGTCTTCAGCCCTATCGAGCTTTTCCTCTGCCCATTCCATCACCTCCGACAGTTCTTGATACTTAGCATCAAGGTCTTCCTTGGTAGCGATGTTAGCGTAAGGGTTGTCTTTAACCTTCGCTTCGAATGAGGATTCCTCGCGCTTGGCAATCTCAGCCTTCAGTGCTTCCAGTTGCTCTTCAGCCGCTTTCCGCTTGGCGGTAAGTTCACCAAACCGAGCGACAGCCTTGCTGCCGAGCTTCTGAGAAAGCTCCCGAAGCTCCTCTTCACTCATAGACTCCAAGTCGTAATCCTTTGAAAGAACCTTCTGGTCTTCACTGGATTGAGTTTCCTCGGGCTTAGGTGCGGGCTCTTCTTGCGCGACTTCAGCCTTGGGAACCTCGGGTTCCGGTGCGACCTCCTCTTTTGGCTGTTCTGGAATAGCCTCGGGCGATTTTTGCGCCTTGGGTTCTCCCATCCGAGCCTGATATCGCGAAGCGAAGAACTCGCTCCGAGACATATTTTTTGCCACAGGTTTTTGGTCGGCTCCTGCGTTAGCCGCTTGGACTTCAGTAGACATTATGGGTGCCGTCTTTACGCCACGGGCATTGCGAGGCCCGCATTGTAACACCCGCCCGCAGAACCTACTTAGCTAGGTATGCCTTGCTGCTGTCGAAGCGCCCGCAAAACCAGAAGTTTCTGGTAGTTGGCAAGGTTCAGAATCTCGTCGTACACTTGGATTTTCCCGCTGATCTCGCGGATACGCCCCTCGGGAGCGCGGGCAAGGCTAGAGATAGCCAACTCCCGCCCCGCCGCCACCCAATCAAGGAAATCCAGAAACTGCTCTCGCTCCCCAAGGAACCTGATCTGATCTTCTAGGGGGTGCTTCTTGTTTCCGAATAGGTTCATTGATTAAGAGTCTGCGTCTGCACCTCGCCCATCTGGGCGGGGGCAGTGCCAAGGCGTCCGACTTCCGCGTTCTGCATCTGCGTCAGGGCAAACTGATACTGGGAGGTGTACTTCTCCAGACGCGCACGGAACGCCTCATCCTGCTGCAAGCGGGCAAGGATATCCGGCTGCACAGCGTACTGGCGAACAATCTCAAGGGCAATCTGAGCGCCATTGGGACGCGCGCCCACCTCAATACCAGCGTAAATCTTGGACAGGTCTTCCGTGACTTGTTTAACAACCTGTTGCTGCGCTTGTTCCGCAGGCTGCAAGAAGGCGTCCGCCATGATCGGGTCAATCTGCGCCGCGCTCATTTCAAGCAAGGCGTCTACGTTGATCCGCCCATTGCGGTCTAGCTGGAGAAGATTAACAAACTGGCTAAGACGAGCCTCAACGGTCTCGGGATCGTTGTTCAGCACATCAAAGCTAATCTTGATGTCAAAGTCCTCATCAGGGTTGCCCTTGTCGAACTGCATCGGATCGGCCACCCCAGTCACGCGGAAGAAGATTTGATCGGGACCAAACCGCTGATAAGACTTGAAGCACATCTTCAAGACCTCCTGCGCGTGATGCAGGAACTTGTTGACGAAAAACTGCTGTCGGACCGCGCTAATAGGATTGTTCGCCGTCAGTCCTACGATGTTGTCCGCCGCCGTCACCATCGTATTCTCCATCTCCACGGAGCCGGGATTGTACGGAGGAGTAGGCCCAAAGGCGATTTCGCCAGCCCGTCGCACAGGAATAAACCGTCCCGGTCCGTAGTCCGTAGGCGGATTTCCCGGTTGGTGCATGATGGGCGGCAGCGTCGCAAGGCTGTTGCGGTCGATGCGGCTATCACGCTCAGCCTTAATCTGATCCTGCGGCCCCTTCAGCAGATCGGTAAAGGTCTGCACCTCGTACAGTCGCTTGCTGTCTTCAGACAGCCGCGTAACGACAAATGGGTAGTCGTTATAGCCGTTCAGCAGTTCGTGCTTCGCATAGGGCTTGATATCGCCCTGACCCGTAAACTTAGGATGGAAGATCGTGCAGTAGATGCCTTCCGATCCGTCGTCGCTGTCAATGAGTCGCTGGAAGCCGTAAATCACCTCGACCAGTTCAGAGGCGTTGTACTGCTGGACGTACCGAGAATACGACGTGCTCCGCGTGCCGTACACGTTTTCCAGATTGTACGTGTTCACGCCGTGATAGTTGTTCACAACGTGCTCACACCAATCCATATCCCAGCCGTCTGACGCGCCGCGACTAAGCACCTCCTGCACGGTCAGGAACGTGCGGTAGAACACAAACGGCGCACGCTGCGGGTTGATGCAGTAGGACGGAAAGAACACATCTCCATCCGGCGCACAGGTCTGGACAAAGGGACGATCCACAGACAAGCGACTAATAGGGATTTCGCCAAACCCCGTCTTCCGCAAATCCTTCAACGCCTTCTTAGCCCGCTTGTCGATCAGGTCAGGGTAGACCGACTTTAGCATCTGAATGATCTCCGTGTCGTTCTGGCCTTCAACAATCAGCTTAGCCAGTTCCGGCGATGCCCCGGCAATCTGCTGAAGATCAATCTTCTGGAGATACTTCTTTTCCACTCGCTCCCACCCAATGTACGTGATCATCAGACCACGCTCCAGAAAGTAGTTCGCCCCAAGCTCCATCTCCTGCCGAAAGCGTTGGATGTAGGTAGAACGCATCCACTTGATAAACGCACTAACCACACGCGCACGCCCCATATCCGAACTCTCTACCGGATACGCACGGATATTAGCACGTTCCAGAGCCGCCGTGAACAGCGAGACGTAGTTGTTGATACGCTCATCAATGACACGCGCCTCCGTGTCCGAAGCCCCATCCCACGGGAACGCATCCGCCCCATGCTTACGCAAGTCCGTAGACTTCCCCGGCCAATAGCAACGCCTGCCATCCGAGCTAGTAACGCATTGATTAAAATACGTACCTAACTCTGTGATAGTCCGGTTGTACGCACCAATCAGCGCAACAACATCCGGCCCTTCGTTTTCAACAAAAGTCAGTGCTTGGTCCGGTTTGGTTTGTGACATAATTTGGCGCGGGCGATTGCGTTCTTAATAATACCACAGACGTATCCCTGAGTGCGCCCAATCTTGTCCGAAAGCTCGTCTGGGAAGAGTTCGCTACTAGCACCCGACTTACGCCTAAGCTCGCATTCGTAGCGAAGCAGGCGATCTGAGTGCTCTAAAAGCCACCTTGGATTGGTGGTCTTATCATTGTCGTTGCTGCTCTGCATACCTGTAAGTGACGCCAGAGGCATCGGTAATGGCTTCAACATAGACAACTTTGCCGGTTAGCTTGCCGTTAAATCGCTTTGGAACAACTACGGAAATCTTGTGGTCGTTATCTCCAAAGGGTACGCAATACATCCATTGCGGGTTTCGAGCGTGTTGAAGCACCTTGGCTTGGAAGACGGAGGTCTTCTTGGGTGGTTCAATACTTTCAACAACAGGCTTCTTGGTTTTCATTAGTAACCTCCTCGGCTGGGCTTGGTAGTCTTGAGAGTCTCAGGGCTGATGTAGGTAGCAGGGCTGACAGCCAGATAGCGCAGAACGTCGATAGGGTCTTTCCACGCCTCATCCCCGCCACCTTCCGCCGTATACTCCTGCAAGGCCGTAATGATGTTCTGGCAACGGTCGGAGATGTAAAAATGGGGCCGGTTTACCGAGTCGATGGGAGCCTTGCGGTTATAGGCCATCTTCGTTTGCAACGCTTGCAATCCTTCCTCGATGTCCAGTCCCGGTGCTGGGATGAAGGTCAGTCCCGCATCCGCAAGATCGGAGATGATGGACGATACGCCGCCTAGCGTCTGATAGACCGCCGCGCCAAGGCGAGGATCAATCAGGCGCTCAAACACCTCATCCTGCGTTTCGGCCTCCATAGAGCTAATCAACTCTACGTAGTCCTTGATCCCATAGCCTAGTCCCTTAGCCCCTTCTCCAGACGCCCACTTACCGCCCTGCCACCTAGCCCAGTCGCCTATGTTAACATCCGGCCACTCACGATAGACGTACCAAGTGTCGGTAGGGTCCACCGCAATCCACGCCATAAACCAGTTCTTCCGGCCAGCCGGATCGAGAACTAGGTACTTGGTAGTGTTCTCTAGCTTGAGAGAGGTATGGGCGACTACGTTGACTTCTCGGCTGAAGTTGGGGAACTTGGTGCTGACTGATTTGGTAGCAATACCGTAGGCCCGGGTAAGAATCTCACTCTCGGGGCGTCCTGCCAAGTCTGCTGAGATACGCTCATACCCTCCGAAGGGGTTATCCCTACTGTGAAAGTAGATGATGCCCGCATCGCGGTTTCGAGATTTTTGCAAATAGGGCACACTCCGTCCACCCAGAAGCTCGGCTGGTTTTGCCCGCAGGGTTTCTGCTGCTTGGACGTAGTCTCGGACGACTTCTGTGTACCCGTCGATAGGTGTGAAAGTAACGACCAGCTTGCTGTTGCGAGTAGCGAGGCGAAAACGAAGAGTGCTAAGGAGTTCCGGCCCAACGAGATATTCGTCACACCAAGCGCCAATGTTAATCCAGCTAGGATTCCGGCACCCCAACTCAGCACCTTCAAGGATTGTGTCGTTGTTAATGAATTGAGCATACGTCTTAAAGATGATCGAACTCTTGCTGATAGGCAGGATGAGGCTGCTCTTGGAAAAGCCGTTCTTACGGGTATAGGACACGTTCTCTTCCGTGCCCAGTACCTTCACCCTAAACTCCTCGGGTAGAGCGTCGTACACCGCAGACTGCTGCTGACGAATAGATACGTCCGCATTCTGGGCAAAGCACATGATGACAGAGCCGGGGTTCTCCACAGCCGCCCGCACTACCGCGTGCGCGGCCCAACTCGTCTTACCAGAGCGATTACCCCCAGACACCAATAGCTCGCTATGAGTGCTTAGTAGTTCCTCCGCGTCCTTCCAATGAGGTAGCTTCCAGCCATATCGATAGGGATCGCGCCTACTATTTGCGACAGCCGAATGATAAAGCTCATGAAGCTTTAGCACATCCTCAGGCTCCATCACCGCCAACTCCTCGTTGGTCGGCGGCTTTAGAACCTCATGCCTTTCCCAGACTAGGGACATTATTAAAGGAAAGCCTCGTTTTCTTTAATGCCGGGAATCGCCATTAAAGGAAAGCCTAGTTTCCATTTTCTGGATGTTGAAAAAACGCCCTATCCTTTTCAACACGCCTCCACGGGTTTAGCCACCACTTCCACGCTACTAGCCTTCAGCTTGGCCCTAGCTTCCTCAATGGCCTTCATCGCATCCTCCAAGCTAGGTGCGGCACTCTTGTGCTCAATGGTCACCTTGTTTTCCCCCATAGCCGACAAGAACTTGTCGTTCGCAATACCCCACGGGATAGCCAAGTCCTTGATGTTAGTCCGCGCCAACTGCTCAGGGTCTTCCGCCAACTGCTTCATCTTTTCCTTCTGAAGCAGCCGAAAACCTTCCACCAAGTCTAACGCATCCTCAGCCAACTGCCCTCTCCGCTGCTCCAAGGCCATATGATGCCGCGCCTTCAGCCTACTAATCGTCTCCCAGTTCAACCCAAGCTGGGCCTTCACCATCCCATAAGACGATCCCTCAGCCAACATCTCCAAAGCCTGTATCGCCTTATCAGGCTGCTTCCGCTCCAAGTAGTTCCCTTCCCGATTAGCATATGAGGCAACGCTCTTAGAAAC